CTTTACCACTTACCTGTTCTTGAACATAAGTTTCACTTGCGAGTCCAGCTGTGCTTGGTATCTGTGAAACGATTGAAGCACTTGTTTCTTCAACAAGTTGTTCTGTTGCAAGTCCTTCAATGGAAGGAATGTTTGAACTAACTTCATTAATCTTCTCATTGATAGCAGTCAAATCATTGGTATATTGACCTTGTTGCCAGCTTTCAAAAGAACTTGTATCAAGCTTCCCAGCAATATCACTTGGTGTTACATATTCACCACTCAGACCGATAATAACAGCTTCATCATCGTCTTGTACAAAGTAAAGTGGTTCTTGTACTCCAATCGGTGCACTATTAGCACTGATTAAGTTCTCTTCATTATTGACTACAATCGGCTCAATGCCGTTATATTCTTTACCAACATCACCAGTAATACTGATAATGTTGTTCACATTATCAACATAGATACCTGAAGCACCGGAATAGTCTTTGGCGACTTCAATTCCGAGTATGTCTGTTGTGGTTACTAACAAATCATTAGGCATTAATAGGCCCTCCTAAGACTATTTATCAATAGAAGCAAGTATACTTCACATTTTTAGCAGAATAACTCTGTCCATCACCACCTTTAATGGCGATATAAGCCAACTTATGTCCACTGTTAGCTGTGAAGTTTAAAAATACATTCTTCCACAAATTACTATCACCGTTACCGTCATTTAAGTACTGTGAACTATCATAAGAATAAGCGGTACTTCTTGTTCCATTCCAACCAATCTGTTCACAAGGGAAGAAACTTAAGTATCCGTCTGTTGAAGCCCATTCAAAGTTACATACAAGTGCTTTTGGATACTTACCATTTTTCTGTGGAACAATGATATAATCTCGCATATAAGTACAACTGTGATAACCTTCATTACTTCCAGGTCCCCAACCACCAGATACTTCTAATTCAGCACTTACATCTGTTGGAGCAAAAGCTGTGATTTCATTTACATCATAGCCTGTCAATAAGCGGTCTTCACCAATATAAGCTCCACTTACTCGTAAGTCTCTCCAAATACCATTAGGTTGTAACTGTGTGAAAGTATATCCACTAACTTCTACACCTGAAATAGTTTCACCACTTAATCCAATTACATCTTCAATAGAAGTACCACTGTTACTAAATCTCCAAGTTGAAACACCATTCATATAAGTTGTTAAAGGAACAACAGCACCTTTATTATCAAGTGTAGCAGTAATTTCATTGAAGTCTATAATGGTTTTATCTTTATATAAGTCACCATTATTAGCTGAATAAGCTGTAATATCAAGTTTCTGTTCCAGCATACCTGAAGTCCAGTTAACTGTTGCAAGTCCATCTAAAGCACCAGATGTTAAATATCCTTCAAGTGACTGATGGGCTGTTAAAAAGCTTCCACTTATTTCACTGAAAGCACTAGTATCTAACTTAGTGTTTAAAGAACTTGGACTAAGGAATGTACCATCTTTTATAGCAATAACACATCTGTTATTATCTTCATAAGCTGTCAAAGGGTTCATAACAGCTAAGGTCTTTCTACCAGTAACATTGATATAATTCTGTTGTGTTATTTCAATATTATCACCGCCATAATAAGTTTTACCTTGACCGCCTGAACCACCTTGAGTACCACAAGGAGTAATATCTTGTGAGAAAAGTTCTTCTCCATAAGGGTCACAGACAACTAAAGTATAACTGTAATCACTATCTACAAAGACCGGAGCTCTACCATTGTTATCAAGTATAATAGGATTAGAATTAACAGTTTCACCATCAGCATCTTTGTAAGTAATAGCTAACTGAGTTCTACCCAAGTAATAAACATAAAGTTTACCACTCGTTAAGATAGCTCCATTTTTATTTTGGAACTGTGTTGTTAAGTCAAAAAGGGATAACAAATTCATTTAAATTCCTCCCATTATATCTTTCAATGAAGGTTTCTGTACTTTCTGTTCAGCTTTCCATTCTTCATAAGCCTTCATAATTGGTTCATCTTCTTTGCCTCTAGGAACAAATCCAGCTTCCCAATCACGAGCATAGTTTGTTTTAAACCAATCAATATCTTCTCTTTCGTCTTTGCTAACTTTGGTTGAAGGTCTTTTACCAAATTTTAAAGGACCCATAGAAACTTCAGGAGCTTGTTCAGTTGTACCGATAGATTTATAAACTCTATCACCATAGTTTTCCCAACCTCTCTCAAGAGCTGCTAATCGTCTAGCACCCTTTCCAGCTTCAGTTGCCTTCATTTGTTTTTCAATCCATTCACCAGCATTACTTTGTAATATATCTTTCATAGTTTGTGTGTATTCACCATTTGGAGTGTATCCAAATTTATTCCAACTATCACTTAATTGTCCTGGTTTGTTTGAAACCCAAAAGTCATTGACCACATCTGCTACTTTCTTTTTATCAAAACCGATAATAGTTTTTCCATTCTCTCCACGAATAACTGCGTCACCGAGTTCTCGTTTAAAAGTTTGGTCTTTAGTATTTTCGTAAGCTTTTTTCAAATCTCTAAAGTTCATATCTTTTAGCTTGTCTGTGTTATCCAAAGTTTCATCATAACCAAACTTTTTCAAATCATTTGCCAAAGTTTTACTTTGTTTTAAAGCTTCGTTATAAGTATCGGCTTTCAATGCCAAATCAGTTAAAGAACCAACATCACCTTTTGAAGCCTTGTTAATAACTCTTGGCAAATACTTTGTTAAAGAAGTTGGAAGAATATCTGCACCAACATTGTACAATACATCTTCAGCAGCATCTTGTGCTACTTCAGTTCCACTCTTTCTAAATTTGTCCTCATTGTACAAATGGTTTATATCTCTAGCAGCACGAACTGCAGGACCAACAACCATACCACCGACACCAGGTAGAATATCTCCAACAGCACCAGCAACACCGAATGCAGCATCACTTATTGCCATTTGTCCTTCCTTGGAATAAGGATTGAACTTACCTTCTTTACCAATAAATGAAGTATTAGGGTCATCTATATAACGCTGTTTTTCATAGTCTGAAGTAGCCCATTTTTGTGGGTCATACCACTTCATATTTTCTATTTCTTTAGTTCTACGCTTACGGCCTTCTTCAGTATCAATACGAGTTTTAACTAAGTCAAATTGTTCCTTAAATTCACGATAAGGAATACCTAACTTATTAGCTTTTAAGCGAATATCATCTTCTGTTACTTTGTGTATATCACGGAAAGAAGATATTACTTTATCTCTAATCATATCGTCTGTAGCATCAACCAAGCCTTGAGCAAAGTCTAATACACCAGGTCTGTCATCTTTTTTAGAGTAATCAAGGACAGCTTTATTCACTCTCTTTAAAGCGTCATTTTGTTCTTTATAAGTATACTTATTAGAAGCATTCATAGCTTTAATCAAGTCTTCTACACTTACAACACCATCTTGCTGCAGCTGGTGCCATTGTGCAGTATGACTTGAAAAGTGATTTTTAAAAGGTTCATTCATCTTATTAACCTCCTAAGATTCTGGAACCGAAAGCATCTTGACTATCTTCTTTTTGATTCTTTCTAAACTGACGGCCTTGATTATATCGTTCAAGTTGTTCTTTTCTCTTTTGAGCAGCTAATCTCTGTTGGAACTCATCAAGTTCAGCTTGGTCAAAGTAATCAGCATTATCCCCAATAATATCCATAGCAGCACTATCAGCACCAGCATTGATAGCTTCCATAATGCGACTTCTTGCAGTATCGTGAGCTTGTTTGAAATCAGCTTTATTCTGATATTCATTAATATCACTTTGTAGCTGATTAGCTTTCTGTGCCAATGGTTGAAGTTCTTCCAAAGTATATCCAGCTGCTTTAGCATCTTCCATAACTTTCCAGATGTTATTTTGAGCTTGAAGCATACTAGCTTTATTTCCCTTGTCATAATTAGCACTAAGTACATAATTGACATTTGAGTCAGTAGCCTTCTTCTTATCTGCTAAAGCTTTATCAAGTGAAGCTTTCTGCATTTTCTCGTCGTGTCTGAATTTAGCATTTTGAAGTTGCCAAGCATCATCTCTTTGAATTTTACTCTGTTGAGCTTGGAAGTCTCTTTGTTTTTCAGCTTGTTCAGCTTGAAAATCACGCTCATTATCTTTGCTGTATTCATTGAGCAAATAATTAGCAACATTCTTTACACCAGCATTAGCATTGTTAAGTTGATTTGAAAAATCTTTAAAACTTAAAACACCTGCTATGCTTGGTAATTGTATTCCTTGTAAAGCCATCTTAAATTCCTCCAAATACACTGTTCATAGCAGGAGTGCTTCTATTCCCGCTTTTAAGCATTGAACCGTGGTTGTTACTTATTCTATTTAAAGCCTTTCCTAAGCTACCTTCACTAATAAATTGTTTGAACTGTTCAGGTGTTGCGTTATAGTTATACCACTTATTACCTAATCTAACTTTAGCAGTCTGTGTATCAGGATTATAAGTTATATCACTTACAACAGAACTTCTAACTCCTAAGTCCTTACGGATAACCTCATCTTCATCATTGAAGTGTGGTGATTTAGCTTCTTCTTCAACACCTCGTTCTTTCCAATCAGGCATTTCTCCACGATAAGGATAAAAAGTGTTTAACAAATCATTGTGTTCTTTTTGGTTTTGTGGTTCTAAGAACTCTGTTTCACTTGTAGCATAGAATGCTGGGAACCCAGTATGTTGAACTGGAACTCTAACATCCTTGAAACTTCCTAACAAGTCATCTACAGGAGGTTCTTGGAGCCTCATAATTTCTTCAAGTGAAACTTCATTCATACTTACTTACCCATAAGACTAAAGACTTGCTGTAAACGGTTCATATTCATACCGCTATTCTGTGGCTGTTGAACCTGTTGTGGTTGTTGGCCTTGGTTCATTGAAAGATTATTAGCCAACTGTTGGTTCTGTGCATTTTGAGCATCAGCTTTCTGTTTAGCGATTGATAGAGCAGCCATAATTATTGGAAGCATATCTTTTTCCTCCTCTTAAAATTTTATCCGAATACTCTTCCGAGCAGACCTTTTTTACTAAGATTATTAGCAGCTACAGCATTCTGATAATTAGCATAATTCTGAGCATCTGTATTGTTCTGTGAAGCCAAGTTGCTGTAATAGTTACCATAAGCATTTGTGACATTATCTCTTGCATTAGAAGCTTCACTTAACAAGTCTTTGTTCTTATTATACTGATTTTGATATTTCTGGTTACCCAAGTTAGCATTTGTACTAAATTCATTGAGTGCCATACTTCTATCTTGATTATAACGCTGATAAGCTTTATCCCATTCTTCCGAAGCTAAAGCTTGTTGCTTAGCAGCTATTTCATTCAAGTAATCACTGCTAAACATTCCACCAGCATTTGCTCTGGAATTTGTTATAGCATTTGTTGCTTGATTAACACGCTGGTTAGCAGCTTTACTGTAGAAATCATTTACATCTTTATCATAGGTAAACTGACCAGGGTCATATACTTCCTGATTTTCAAGATTAGATAAGTAATCACTGTACTTATTAGCTGTGTCACCATAAGTACCATTGACTTTTTGTAAGTACTGATTATATAAACTTCTATTAGCTTGAGAAGTTTCTTCAGCCTTGTCATAAGCAGCTTTAGCAGCAGCATTAGCTTGTGATATTTTATCATCTTGTCCGAAACCAAGTAAATCACCCGGGTCTGCCCAATCATACCAAGCCATTTGGAACCTCCTTTATTAAAACTGTAGAATTAGACATAAGCAATTTTCATTAACTGATATTGCAGTCTGTTGTAAGTCTATCATTTGTCCTTTCATATCATCTTTTGTGAATAACATAGCTGGGCAAACTTCTTTACGATTATTTAGAAACTTGTTAGGTAATATTGTTGAACCAGCTTCAAGAACTTTCTTAAAAATTCGTAACTTACCAAGTTCTATTACTTTCCAGTCAGTAACATTATCCTTAGATAAGTCCCAAGTACCAGCAATAGCTTGTAAGACATCTTTTATTGAACTACGGTCATTTATAAGCATCTTATACTCCTGAAGCTAATTCTTCAAATCGCATTGAACTATCACTTATTACAAAATCAGTTGGTTCTGTATATGTTAACTTCAATACACACTGACGGGTTCTTCCTAAGTTCAACCACTTTAAACGAGTTGTATATTCACCTTTTCTACCTGCACTAGCTTTTCTTACATTACCAAAAGTATATCCACCATCATTACTCATTTGTAACAAGGCAAATGCTGGTTCACCATAATTTTCCTTGGCTCCAACATTACATTCTATGGCAAGTTCATAAATGGCGAAAGGCTTATAATTGCTTGTAATTACTGGTGTTTGACGAACACGCAATAATGGAAGTCTATTTGTTTCATCAAAGTCTTCATAAAAGTATTCTGGGTCTAATTCAAACAAGTTACCATTTTCACTTGAACCAGTTACAATCTTATTATCCCACCAGACTGCATATAAAGGCATATAATTCTTGTTCTTACCATTATAATAGTTTCTTGAACTTCTAATATGCCATTCACCTGTTGTTACATCATAAGCATAACATTCATTACCGATACTGAATAAGTAGAAGCTGTGATTGTTCAAGGAATAAGTCCAACCGATAATTCTTGTAACTTCACTCTTATTCAAGATTTTATCAAGCCATAAAGGACTAATCTTTTGTACCTGTGTATCAGTAATCATAAGTACACATTTACTATTAGCTTTACCTGTTCCAATACAGAACTGATTATGGTTTACACTTGCTAATGAATAAGGTGCTTCAAGACCTTGTTCCTTGTTAATCGTATATGATGTTCTTTGCCAGGTCTGATATGATTCTGCGTCACCTCTCTGCCAAAATTCAATTGATGAAGGACCAAATAAAGTGAGCAGAGCACCAACAGAGCTGATGGCTACACATTTATCTGAAGAAGACTCAGCATTAAAATACTGTCTAGCTCCATAATCGTCAAGGAAACAATATTCTCCAGCATCAACTTCTCTTGTTAATACTGTTATTTCATCTGTATCATATTGTACTTTTCCATTTACAATATCAAATACTTTTCTCTTCTCGTTACTTAACGGATAAGGCGTTGAATAAAACACATAAGACGAACCAGTATCATTTAATACAATACTCCCACTTACAACTGCAATATGAGTTGGCTGAATATAAACATTTTCATCTAAGCGCTTTGGTAAAGTAATTGAAAGACGCTGTCCGTCTTTCAAAGAATATCCACCAATGTTTTGACCATCAACCCAGAGTAAAATGGCTCTTTCACCACCACTTTCTGCGAACTCCACTCTATTACCAAGTGCATAAGTCCCGATAATTTCATAATCCAGTGACTTAGGTGTTATACGATAAATGCTTCCATTGTAAGCATAAAACAAACACTGTTGAAAAGATTGTGTCTTTAAGCCTGTAGAAGGAACAAAAAGTCCATCACATTTACTCTTTGTACCAAATTGTTTAATGAACTTAATACCAGGACAAGACTGCATAAAAGAACGGACATCTTCTCCAGACCCGTTCTTATCGCTGAACATATTTCTTGATAAAGCACTACCTTCTATATTAGGGAAGGTAGTATCATTAACTCCACCAACAAATGAATAAGTTACTCTTGACTGTGCCATTACCAACCATCTCCTGCTACACCTTTTTCATAAGGTGCATTATATCCTTGCATAGCAAAGTTTTCAAATACTTCTGGTCTATTAGCGTCATTGATAACTTTGATATTACGCTTGTCAATTTCGTACTCATCACTGAAGATAGGTAACTTATCCAAATAACCATATCTTATACACAACTTCACACAGAGTCCATCTTCAATTAAGTTTTGATATTTGGTACTGTAATACAAAGGTGTTTTTAAGTTTAACTCATCTATACTTTCAAGATAAGTAAATCTGTAGTTGTCTGTATATGCTGTATTGAACTCAATATGGAGGACTTCAGTATAATATTCAGTCAAACCAACTTTAATCTTACCATATTCTGTTTCACAACAGTACATACTAGCTTTACCTGTAGGACCAAATGAGTCAATCTTCATCTTATCAGCTGGATAAAGTTTAATAAAGCGATTATTAAGCTTTCTAGCACAACCTATAAGTCTATCAGGAGTATTTCCTTTTACTATTACATCAGGCCATATAGCGGCTATATCCTTATTAAACTGGTCATTGGTACTCCATACTTTATTTTGACCAATGTAAGTACAAAATCTAAAGGTATCTTTACCGATTTTACAAACTTCTTCAGGAACTCTATTTGTTAAGTCATTATTAGCTTGTTCCAAAGTTTCGTACTCATACCAACCCTTTGGAAGTTTACCAATTTTAAGTTCCTTTGAACCATACCAGTCTATCGTTTGATAATTTTCTAAGATATAATTCTGTGTGTTAAGGTCTGTAATGACAGCTTTCAAATCATTTAATGCTGGAACAGAATAATCCTGTATATCAGCTTGACCATCACCGATACAGCCTACTCTCTGTAAAGCATTAGCAACAAGTGTATTTGTGTTAATCATTTAACCTCCACGATTACTCTAAGTATTTATAGGAAAATTAAAAGTGAAAAGCACATACTAAGCATATATAAAATACTATATTTTTGTTTGTATTCGCACCAATAGGCTTAATTGGTTAAACTACCGTGCTTCCGACCCGGTGTTGCGGAATCGTGCTCCGCTTGGTGCTTATTTTATTAAGTAGAAACGAAAGGGGGTGGTCATTTGACCACCCCTTTTTTCAACAAGGAGACATTGTTGAATACAGTTTCAACTTAACCCATATAGGCAAGTACGGATTGACGAGCGTCAGGCATTCCGGACAGCAAATGGGGCTACAAGTCTTACAAGTGTTGTCAATGTGTCACCATCACCGGAACTGGTAAGTCTGAATGGTTACAGCTTCCTTCTTTTCAGTGGCGAGGTCAGAACCAGGAATCTTACCGAACTTATAAGTATCATAAGCAACAGCGTCTGTGGTTCTAGACTGTACAACATCGTAAGATACACCAGTTGTAAGCATATTTTCAAAGGTCAATGAGTCAGTGCCAGTTGGAACCCAAGCATTAGCATTTCCACCATTCATACCTTCAAATTCAATGCGAAGTTCTGGAATATCACCAGCGGTAGTTGTTGGAATAACAACATAATCTTCGTTGGTCTGAATACCATTCTTATCTACAACCTTAAGGCCAGTAGCTTTGAATGGAACACCAGGCTGACCAGAGATAGAGACTTTGTTAATTGGAGCAAAGCCTGTGTCACCAGCAGCGGTCAATGTAACTGCAATAGCATCAGCAGAAGTTGAAGTAATCTTTGGCATATATGGTTCAGCTACAACAGGAACACCTGCGAACTTACCAATAGCTGCGTCACGATAAAGGTCATTGACAATAGCATCATTCTTTACCTGACCATTTGCTGAAGCAGCAATATCATTACCAAGAACTGGGTCAATGTAAGTTACCTTTGAACCATTACAACCAACTTTCTGCAACTTACCATTAGCTTTTGCGATAGTAGAAAGGTTCTTTCCACCAACTACAGCCTGAGCAGCATTGAAAACAGTCTTGTCAACTGCATACTTTTCAATGGTCTGAGCCATATTACGAGCGTGTGGAATAGCAATCTGGTCGGTGAAGGACTCAATATCACCCAACTTTTCCCATTCATCTAGTTCAACTTCGGAAAGACCAGCTTCACAGTTAATGCGGTACTTAACTTCCTTAAGTTCATGAACCTGTGCAGACAAACCGGTACGGCCGTCAGATGCTTTTGCGATACGAGCTTTACCTGGGTCAGGAATATAAACTTCGTATGTGTTACCATATTTCTTACCTTCCATCTGGTCCTGTGGAATGTAAGACTTAGCCTTCTTCAAATAAGGCATTTCATTATAAATTTCGGTTGCAAGGATTTTAACCTTAGCGTTGTTACTAAATGTATTAGCCATAAATTATTTCCTCTCGGATTGAAAATGTGTTTTTATCGTCTACTTGCCAAGAAATCATCTAAAGCTTTATCGTCTTCCCAGATATTCTTTGTAGCAACGGTTGTTATACCGGGTTTTCCAATAACTGGTTTTGTTGATTCAACTTTAGTTTCAGCCGCTTTAAGTTCAGCTTCTCTCTTAGCTTGTTCTAATTTCTGTTTCACTTCTTGTTCAATAGCCTTCATTTCATCTTTTCGGTCTTCCGAAGACATATAAGGGTCTTCAAACAAGCGTGGTAGATAGATTTCCTTGTTTTCAAGGATTTCTAACAACATAGCAGGACCTATAGAACTTCTCATTAAGTAGTTAGCAACTCTTGGGTCTTTATCAAGTAACTCCATTTCTTCAGGTGAAGAATCAAGAACTTCTTGATAATGCTTTTTGGCTTCATCAGTTGTGAACAAAGTATTCATGTTCTTTTGAGCTCTTTCACGATAATAATTCGTCATAGCCTCAAGCTTTTCATTTTCTTCTGTTCGCTTAGCTTCTTCAGCCTTTCTAGCTTCCATCAAAGCATTAAACTTCTGTTCAGCTCTGTAATCCATATAATCATCATCATATTCAAAATCAGAGCGTTGCTTTGGTCTATACTTATCAGGATTTACCTGTCGGTCTCTAACTTTATCCAACTCACCTTTCAACTCGTTTATCTGCTTTTCATACTTGGAGCGTAATCTCGCAAACTGTTTGTGAAAGCTATAAGTTGCTTTTTCTAATTCTGTTGGACCTGTTTTAATATCACTGCCTTTCGTGGTATCTTCATTTCCTACTTCTACATTGGTTTCAGTCGGAGCTGCAACTTCTTCTGTAACAGATGTATTTTCAGCGGCTGTTGTGGTGTCAGGGCTTGCAGACTCTGGAACATCAACAACATTTTCTATCTTTTCTTCTAATTCTGGCATAAGCCTTTATCTCCTAAACGCAAGTTCATTGGGTGCGTTCCCATCTTTGTATTTATATAAACTTCAGTGTGAATTTTAATCTTACAAATCCCTCATATCCAGTTCATCTCTGCGTTTTTGTATTTCAAGTGCTTCCCTTGGTATCAAAGGTTGAATATAAGTTAATGCTAAAGCATCTGCAGTATCAGGTGAATGTCCTAAGACTAACTTAATATCACTCTTAGGAATAATTTGTATCTTATTACTGTTGTTAAGTATATATCTGGTACAATTTAACTCACGCTTTATATCTTCCGTAAGTCCAATCATACCAAATTCTTCAAACTGTTTTTTCATTGTACAGTACATTTCTGCTCTGTTATTGGAATAAACATTTTCAGTTGCTCTTCCACCAAAAGGTACAACATTTACTTTATATCCAGCTTCTCTAAGTCTATCTGCTAAATCTAAGCCATAAGCTTCATCTATTGCTATATGACTTAAAGAACCTTTACCAAATTCTTCAATAATACCTTTTACTCTGGAACATAATTCAGCCGCTGTAGCAATTCTAATCTTCTCTGTTTTAAGTATCTTATTGATACTTCTAACTACTATTACATTGTTATCAACTCCAAGTCCACTACAGTCAATTCCAATCGCATAACCTTTTCTTAAGTTCTCAGGTACTTTACTACAACCCATTAAAAAGTCATTACTGAATAAAACACCTTGTGTGTTATCTTCACATTCTTCACCAAAGAACTCACGCTTCCACTGATTTTCATCAAGTACTGTTTTTCGCATAAGTTCTATTTCAGCTTGTGAAATTCGCTTGTTATCACTGGTCTTAGCATTAATGACTTTTACATTATTTTCACGGATATAAGCTGTAAGCCAATTATCTGCTCTCGGTGTAGATAACATAACAATTTGACCAGTTGTATTTTCTGGTAAATCACGCATACAGAAAGCAATAACTGAAAACAAATCAGGTGGTGACAATGCAGCTTCATCACATACTGCTAAACTTACACTGGTAAAACCACGAAGAGTCTCCAAACTTTCGTATGAAGCAAAGTAAATTGCTCCTTTTCTGTACGAGATTTTCTGTGAACCTTTACTTGCTTTATACTGACCAGGTATCATTTCATCTAGTCTTGCACAGATTTCAGGCCAAAGTACTTCTGATGATTGCCTAAAGTTTTGTGACAAACAAACTATCTTTTTACCTTCAAGTAATCTTACAGCACATAATAGAGCAGCACAAAAGGTTTTACCAGCTCCTCTACCACAGCGTAAATAAATGATTTGGTCTTTTGAAGTAAATAAAGCTTTCTGGTGTGGGAATAACTTATACTTCACTAGCTTCATCAGTATAATCCTCAATCACAATTTGAACATTAGTGTCTGTCTTAACTTCAGCTTCAACTGACTGTTCAACTTTCTCAGTCCATTCATCTTTGAAGCGTCTCTTCAATATATCACCTAAGTGTATTTTACCTTCTCTGTAATAATGAGCAGTGATATAATCTTCAATCTTACGCTTCATCATTTCTAACCAGTCAACCATATCATTAAGCAACTCTTGTGTTTCTTCAGCTATGATTTCTGTGTCATTGTTTCTAAAAGTTGTTCTTCTCCAAAGTCTATATGGATTTTGTCTTGTTCTTAAGGACTTAGGAAGATAATCCTGAATTAGGCTCATGAAGTATGCTACACTTCCCCAAGTTGGTTGAGCATTGGAGCTATGAGCTCCACCTCCGAAGCCTTGACTGTTCAAGATACGAAATGTAATACCAGCTGTGTTCAGAGTATCTCCATCTGTTATATCAAATTCACTGTTGAGACTTCCACTGCATTCAACAAGACTAAAGTCTGGTTCAGTCATATTATCCAATAAGTATCTCATTTGCTTTCTACGAGTTTCACAGTTCTGAAGTAGATTTTTTCCTTGAATACGGCCACCCATTACTTGTCCCTCCTTCCACCACGGAACCCAGTTGTATCATGAGTGTTATATTCTATATCCTTTAAAAGTTCTTCAATTTCTGCTAACCTTTCTGCTAAGGCTTTTACAATCTGTACTACATCGTCAAGTTCACTCTTAACAGAAGGTTCTTCAACTTTAATATCTTTTGACTTTTTAGCCATATAAGTCTCTCCTACGCTGTTTGAGCCAGCGTTGCTCTTATTTGTTTTTATATTACTTTACCGATAATACCATCGTTTCTATCACCATCACCACGCTGTACAATTCTCAAGTAATCATTGTACAACATAATTGACATAGCAAAGAAATCACCGTTGTTTACAACTTCATCTTCACTTGTGTGATATAAGTACCAAAGTGACTGTATGAACATATCATAAGTTAAACTGTTATAAGGACTATTGACCCAGCTGTAATATTTCATTAAGGTACCATTTTCATTTCTGCAACCAAAGAAATATCCACGAGGCCAACTTGATGAAGCTTGTTCAGATGGCATTAATCTTGTATTTGATTGAGAATACTTGTAAATCTTGTAACTTCCCATATCAAGTGTTGTATAAGTTCTATTACTGGTAATAGTCATACCTCTTGCAGTTTCTTTAGGACAATTACCCTTGTTTCCATAATAAGTTATACTGTTACCATTACCAGCAATAAAGGTCTTATTATAGTTATTACCAGCTCTGTGTTGCCAGTATCTACATCTTAAGCCTTCATTGTTACCTACAAACAAGTTATTACAAATCTCCCAAGTTGCTATAATTTCATAAACATCGTCTTGATAAGCACCATTCAATAAGTCAAACTTAGTGAACTCAATAGGTACTGTTGTATCAAAGCTATTGTTAATGAACTTACAATACATTCTGTACTTGTTTTGGTTATCCTTATAAGGATAAACTTTAATGCCGTTGTTGTGTATGATACAGCTATCTAAAACAAGACGCTTTGAATACAAGATAACATTTTCTTGAAATTCACACTTAAGGAACTGTAATAAGGACTCATCAGTTACATTATCAGTAGCTCTATCAAAACTTATACCAACATAACAGTTATCAAAGATATACTGTTTATTATTGCTTGTGAACTTATAACTTCCGAAGACTCTACTGTCATTAGCCCACATAGCAGTGATATTTGGTTCTGAAGGGAATGTAATTTCACTATCATAGACACTTAAGTATCTACAAGCAATACTTACACTTCCAGCCTTTACATTGACAAAGTCTACATCTTGACCTGTTGAACCTACACTCAAGCTATCACAAATAACATTTCTAATTTTTGTAAATCCACCCAAGTTTACACTACTTAAGATTCTTCCATCTAAGTCAATAGTTGTATCACCATTAGCACGCTTGGCAAGAATATAAACAAGTGCATTACTGAAGTTACAAAGTTCAATTCTATTTAAAGCGTGACTTCTACAAAGAATCTTATTATCAAAGTCAAAGTCAGTAGCTCCATAAATGTTAAACCACTTATCACAGAACTCCATATTAGAGAAGTAAACATAATCATTCTTAGTCCATAAGTTCTCTCCCAAGATTGTACACTTATTAATTCTAAGGTAAGCTCCTGAAGAATAAGTGATGGTTCCTAAGTCATTTGAACCTTCTATTACAACATTAGAAAGTTCTGTACTTCTACTTAGCACTCTGTTATAGAAGTAATTATCCTTATCAAAGATAAACTTACCAGCATTACAAGCAAAGAATGCTGCTACACTTCTAAACCAACTTGAATGAGCTTCAGTATTATGGTCATTGAAATAGAAGTCTGCTATTGGAGCACCATTTACACTTCCAATTACTTTAACACAGTCACACTGAATATCACAGATGAAGTGAGTATCTCCATCTAACATAAGTTTTTTAGTTGTAACAAGTGCACTTTCACGCTGTATATAAGAACCTCTATGGAAGTATACACCAGGAGCTGTTTTAAATTCACTTGTACCAACTGTATCAGGATAAGTAACTAAAGCATTAATATTTTCTTCGTGACCAGGATATACTCCATAATAAGTTGATGGTAAGAACTCTCCATCAAATTTAAGTATCCATCTACCAATTTCACTAGAATTACTTGCTACAACATAACCTTGGTCAGGTTCAGCTTGACAAGTACTATCCCAAATATAAGTTCTCTTTTCACAGTCTGTGTCTGTCCAGTAACCAATTACATCTACAGACCCTAAAGATACATCTGCGTCCATCAAGCCATATAAGCCATAAACATCTAAGTTTTCACTTGTACCTTTATCTAAATCTAAGGAATTGAACCATTCTCTTACAAAGTGCCAATTTTCAGTATCATCATCTATACGAGGGTCACTGAAGTCACCAAGATACTCATATAAACGCAAATAAGCTAATTGTTTAACAAAGTAAGTCTGAGCAGGTCTTCCTTCACCAGTTAAATAAACAGGATTAGTGCTTACAACATAAGTGTCTGTAGTAGCATTGTAAACAAATACATCAATAGGATTAGTACTGACTGGGTCTAAGATGTCTATCTTTCCACCAGGAATATATTTGTCACTTTGTTTTAAGACCGGAAAATAAACTACTGAGCTCATTAGCCTTCACCTCCATTAGCAGTATCTGCTACTGCTTTAACTTGTGTCTTGCGTAAGTCAATAAGTGATTTTTCTATACCAGCCTGTGCCTTTATCACTTCTGCTTTCTGTTTAGCTTGTTCGGCTGGATTACTTTGTTCTAGTTGTGCTTCAAAGGCCAACTTCTCAAGTTCCTGTTGATGTTTCAATTCACTCAACTTCATTTCTCTATCAAGAGAATATTGCTGTATCTGTGACTGAAGTTGTAAGTCTTGAAGTTGTTTTTGGAGTTGAATAATCTGTTGGTCACGAGCCTTAATTTCTTGGTCAGCTTGTTCCAACATACCTTGTTGTTGAAGTTCCAACTGTGTCTGTCCAGGATTAAGCATTTGAGCGAACTTCATTACATATTCATTGTCAGTCTCAATAGCACATTCAGCCATTAATAACTTCTTCTTATCAGTATCATCGGTAATTAACTGACCCATTTGTTGTAAAGTAACTCTAGCTTCTTGTTTCTTCAAAGCTTCATCAGGTCCTTCAATTACATTAACTTTAATCTTACCATAAAGTGGTGCTTGGAAAATGTCTTCAGCATATAACAAGCCAATAAGCTGCATACTGTATCTCAAGTGATAAAGATAAGCTCTTACATTGTTATTAAAGGTCTTTTCATTGATTAAAGCTTCTGTTGCTGTCTTTTCGGTTTCAGTTTCCAAGCCAGTAGCAGGAATACCAACAACTGTATTGGTCAAACTTAAAGCATTCTGCATTAGCTGAGAAACATCTTCTACTTCAAAGTTATTACTTAATCGTGTCGGTGGTGCTAATTCACGCTTTCCATCAGTTGACCACTTACGATACTTCAAAAGTGGATTTAAACTTATATCAGAGTTCTTGTAAAATTCTCCATAATTCTCAATACTTTCAGATTCTGCCACCCAAGTGTTTTTAGGTGCTTTACTACATCTTAGAATAAGTTGTCTGTAAGAATAATTGATTAAGCGTTGTATTGGTCGCATCTGACGAGTAATACCAGTAAAAGTCTGTTTTTCATTATCCCAGATTTGTTCTCCAAATACAGGTACTACAGGTATGTAAGAATATGGTAAAACTACCTGTTGAACAATTTGACTGCCAAGCATTCGGGATACAAGTATACCACCTTCATCTTGCTTTATATAATAAGTAACAAGTGGCATATACTGTTTATGGTCATAAGTGTCTGAAATTTCAATTAAAGGAGTTTCAGTAAAAGTACCTACACCATAATTCTGTTCAATCCATTCCTTTGGTTTAAGTTCTACAATAGCAGCTCTCTTTGCGTCTGCAAAATTTAACTTATTAGCAACTGGGTCAAGACGAACATTCGTTACATCACTGACAGAATACAAACAGCTCTTTACAGACCCATCAATATCCAAGTCAGTACTAAAGACAAGTACACCAAGACCTGTTCCAATAGCATTTGTTAGAGCTTCAATACAGGCTGTACTATTGTCAATATCTGACAAGAAATCATCTGCACGCTTATTCAATTCGTCTTGGTTTTCATAAGCCCATTTGTACTGATTACAGAGATAAGTGTTACAGATGGTCCTAATGGCATTAGAAACAACATTTAACTTACATTCGGTTACATTATCACCAATAAGTTTCTTATCTACTTTATCATTCTGGTCACCAGAAATATACTGTCTATCGTCTTTGATTTGGTCATAGAGTTCTTTCCACTTATCACGGGAAGCCTTCTCAAAGGATTTAAAGTCCTTTATCAAATCCATACTTGTATCATTCATAGCAAAAATACCTCAATAAGGTTAACTTGTTCAACAGGTGGAGTCTAAAAGACCTTTCCACACAAAGTATTTATGGAAAATCTTAAATACTTTGACCATTTTCTAGTAACTTTACCCTACAAGGCATAGCACCTTGAAAATAAAGTCTCCAGAACATTGTACTCATACGTTCAGCTAAGAACCCACCAATACGGGATTGATAAACAATCTCTGTATTCTTACCTTGTCTTGGAGTCAAAGCATCTGGGTCAGTCTTTATGAAGTTATGAGCATCTTCTATGGTCTTGATATTCAAGTCATTTTGAATAAAGTCTACAACTGGTTTACCAACAATTTCATACCAAGCTTCAAACACATTCTTAGGACCAGAGAAGATATTATAAGGTACAAAGAAACCTTCAGTCATAGTCTGTTTAAAAGCATTCGGCATACCATCAGTACGCTTTTCAAGGTAAGCTATGAATTTATCTACAATATTTTTGGAGTGATACCAACAAGTCTGGTCATATAAGCGTCCTTGAAAGAGCATAAACTCTGGGTGACAAGGTACATTTTCCATTGACTGTAAAATCCTTCTATAATGATGAGTACACCTCCATTCCTTTGGGTCTTCCCAATGTTCTATAAGATACTTTACAAATGTAATTTCACCAAAGATTTCATCAGGTAAGTCTGTATCAAACTTAGTACTTTTCAAGTCACACTTCAAATCGTGAGTTGTAATAGCTTCGTATTGTGAATTTACATAAGCACCTTGGTTGAAGGTAAAATCTTTATGAGCGAATACTATGTTTTTCATTCTCGGTCTCCTTTTCTTGTTCAATTTCCTTTACATACTTTTCTATGGCTTGCTTTAATTCTTCAGCTACAGGTTTTAAGTCTACCTGCTCCCAAGTGTTGTATTCAGCACTAATAGCGGCGCAAGCAAAATTGTTCCAACATTTTGTTACTTCTTCCAACTTTACCATATCGTTATTTATGGTGGACTTAGAAAAAGGTCCTCAGCGAACCAAGGACCTTTTTCACATTAATTTTAGGAGTATAACATCAATGAAGCGTTACTTTATTTATATCACCTTTTCAGCCACGGGTGTTGTTTCCTGGGCTCATATTCTTCCACCCATTCTTCATAGATTGAGTCCTTAGGTATCAATCCTAGTCTAACTTGTCTTCGGAATGTGAGGTACCCAGGTTTCTTCTTTCTATATTTGCCCATATAAAGACGCATATAAGTTGTACCATCAGTTCTTTGGTCAGGTAAAGAAGGGTCTCGGTGTTTTTTCCAAAACAGTTTGAAACCACTTCCATTACCGTTTTCCTCTGTGACCTTCCCCAATTTTCTTCTTAGTTTCTTCACTTAGTTTCTTTCCTTTATGAGCCTCGCTAATTTTCTTCTTTGTTTCATCACTTAGTTTTCTACCCTTATTTGCCTCGCTTATCTTCTTCTTTGTTTCTTCACTACACTTTCTACGCATATCAGTCTTCCTCAGTCTCTGCGTTCTCCAAGTCACTATAAGCACTTGGACATTTGGTTTTTACAACTTTTTGTAAAGACTCATAATCCCCAGGCTTAACAGCCCTTAACATTTCCCACCAATCCTCTCTTGAAACATATTCTTTTGTGCAAGCTGATATTGCTTGTGCTGCAGCTATGTCTTGTTCCCATTTCTTTCTTTTCTTTGCCATTATAACCTCTCCACTTCTGCTAAACCATTCAACTGAAACATCATATTTGATATTTCTTCAGGACCAATCAAAGCTGCTAGTTCACTTATACCAATATCAGTAGACTTTTCCTCTTCTATTCCAGAACAAAATCTTTTTAGCTTAAAAATCATAGCTCTTTCAATTTCATCTTCATCTGTAAGCATCTGATTAGCTGGAATACCTGATATTGGTGGTGGATTGATTAATCTACTTGCGTTAGCGTGTACTTTCTTATCTTCACCAATTACAAGGTAAAGGTACAAACCTTCGTACCTTGGTGTCTTTAATTTTAATCTGTATACTTTTAACTTATTTGTTTCCATTGTTGTTCTCCTGTTTAATTTCTTTTCAACTTCTTCAAGAAAGTCAACATTTCACTCTCTGGTATTGCAGGATTGGATTTAACTTCCTCTTCATCTTCCTCAATTCTCATTAAAGCTTCAAGACGCTTCATCTTTTTGGAGATTAAATCCACTTGGTCAAAGTTCCTCATTGTCAATTCCACCCAAAAGCGATTTGTTAAATCTGTCATTTGTTTTTCAATTTCAGCCTTTGTCATTTTTAAAAGTCCTGTTTAATATCTTCTAGCTTTTCCTTAATTACTGACTCTTTTTCTCTAAGTTTTCTAATATGATACCACTGGTCATCAGTTATAAAGCCCAATTCACCATCACCTTTACGGAGCGAAACATATTCCATAAAAGTTAATGGAGGATTTCTACTCCAGTTGTCTATCATTATAAAGTATTCTGCCATTAAAGTTTGAATTTCCTGCATATACATCGTTAAGTCTCCTATAAGGTATTTGTTTTATTTATACCAAATATAGAAAAGTAAAGTGCCAAGGAATGACCAAGGCACTTTTAGTGTTAAGAGTTAAACTTGTTTAAAGTCTTGTTCTATTTTGTTTGTTTTTAGTTTAACTTCTAATTCCTTTAATGCTTTAAGTAGTTCAGGTGAAGCTCTGTTGAATATAAATTCGTTTTCTGTCAACCTATTTTTACTATCACGATTGACGATGAAATATTCAATATAAGCTTCACCAAGTAATTCTAATTCATCTTGGTGTTCTGGTAAATAATCAATGTAGTTTATGTTCATTCAAAAAAGTCCTCCATAGTGTTTTCAACAGTTTCACTTTCCTTCTTTTTTTGTTTTCTCTTGTTTGGTTTATTCTTTTTAGCGAGTTCTTTCTCTAGTTTTTTTCTCTCCTTTTCAGCTTTCTTCTTTTCCTTTTCCATCTGTTCAAGTTGTTTTGGGCTAGGACCTGCGGGACCCATTTCATCTAACTTCTTACAGATGGATAAAATTTGTTCAAAGCGTTCTTCAGCACCTTCGTGTACTGTATACTTACCTTCACCAGGTAGATATAATTCAGCTTCACCAACTTTTATAGGGTACTGGGGTAAAGGATTTTCAAAACAATCAGATGCCGCTCTTTTCATACAATCCCTAGCAACTTCAATATCGTGTTCAAGTTTATCATTGGTTGTCTTAAAATAAATTTCATCGTGAACAGGTAGGAATGGCTTCAATCCTTCTTTCTGAGCATATCTTATGGCTCTTCTAGTTATCTGGGCACCAAAGCACTGTATTGGAAAGTTTAAGATTTGTCTTAGTTGCTTATTGTAATTTGTTCTAAAATTTGTTTCTCGGAAACGAGTTATAATTTGTTCCTTACCGATAAGAATCTTACAACCGGGTTCCCAACCTTCTACTTTATTTGTTTCTTTATTCTTAATCGGATTACCTACATAGTAATACTGAAGAACTTTTCCCCAAGTTGTCTTATTACTGAAGGCCTTGGCAAACATTTCCCAATATTCTTCAGCTTGTGAAATTTCTATTTCATTTCTCTTGGCATAAGTAGCAGGTGACATACCATAATTCATACCAAGATTAACACCTTTAATATCCTTTCTAATTTTCTTATAAGGCTTAAACCAATCCTCTTTTCTTTGTTCTTCAGTAGGGATTGGTAAGTTTTTTGGATAAAGGTTCATTTGCTGTGCCATCTTCATATAAACATCTTGGGCTTCATAAGTGTCTAACAAAGTATAATCTTTACTCATTTGACCAACAATCCACATTTCCTGAGCATTGAAGTCAAGAGAAAAATATACTTCGTCTGGATTTGATGGTTTTAAACAACTTCTTAGGCTCTTACTCCAAGAAGGTATATGACCACCGCGGCTCTTATTACCAAAACGAGTTGTATTTGCTCCGTGTTCATTTGCGTGGCAGTGCATACCATCAGAATAAAGATTTGGATAATACCAACCTTTATTATCTTCGGGACCTCTAGCAAGACCTTGAACTGCTTGAACTAACTTACGAAGAACTCTATACTTCTCTAATTCTTCATTGTTTTCAAATTCTTCACAGAAATAGTCAATAACCTTATCGGAAAAGCTAAAGTTACCTGTTGGTGTTTTAGATTTTATTTCACCATCTTTGTGGGTTCCCTTTTCCCACCATTCCTTTGAACCTTTTACATTGTTGAAAATCCATTGTTCAAGAACTTCATCTTTTCTATGACCTTTTTCGTCAAAGAGCCCAGGAATTTGTTGGTTTATCATCTTCTTTATTTCATCAAGATAACGCCAATCCTGTAAATGTTGAATAAGGTAAGGGTCTGCATCATAGCCTTCAATATACATCTTAGCTACTGCAATATGATTTTCACTTTCACTCTTTAAGAACTTTTCCAAGTCAAACTGACGAGGTGGGTCATTATAAGGAAATTCAATCTTATGGTCTTTCTTATTAATCTTACAGGTAAAATTGTCTGGGTCAAATTCACATAACAGACAATCACCTTTTGTTAACTGATTAAGTTCTTTAATTTCCGCATTAAATAGTTTTTCAAGTTCACCTGTATCACTTGCACAGTATCTTATAATATCGTGCTTATATTGTTCAACATCTTTGGTGAGAATGATATTTCTCCATTTATCTTTTTCTTCAGTTGAAGTAAAGCCTGCACCAAGTCCGTAGTTGTTCAAACATTCAATCAAGGAAGTTTTTATTTCATTTCCTTGTGTTCCTTGTTTGATGTGGTTAATATACTTGTATAAAGTTTCAGTGCATATCCAAAGATACTTGTCAACTTCCACTCCTAACTTAATACAACAAGGTATTTCAGCCAAACTAGCGGAGTGTGCTATAATAGCGTCTCCTTCGCAAGACTTCAACGCTAAGAGCAGCGCTTTGGTGTCACTATTATCATTCAACCAATAGACCTTATCGTCAAAGGACACACACACTAAGTGCAAGAACTCCATTCCATCTTGTCCGTCTATTGTATTCAAAATCTATGCTGTGTAATTTCATTTTTTACTCCTATTATAATCAAAAAATATAAAAATGGTTGTTGTTTGTCAATGTTCCCTTCCCACTTTTAGTTTCATACCAACTTTGGTAACTAATTACCAAAATAAACCAGATACTTTAGGGTGCCGAGAAGGTCTTACTCTTATTATAGTATAATATTATATAATATATTTTTCTTCTAAAACTATTTAATAGAAGAGTATATGGTAACTTAGTAACTTATATAATAATATGGGAAATCTGATAAGATTAGCCAAAAAGTGGTTACCACCAAAGTGGTAGAATAAGGGTAACTCCATCGGTAACTGTTATAGTTTTACATCTTCAGACGGGTCCTCATCAACCTTTGGTATGAACTCGTCTTTAAGTCTATAAAGGAAGTGGCATTTCACCTGTTTACCATTTCGCTTAGTGTTCCAGTTCCATTTGACAGGATAAATAGTCTTATCAGTATTCTTAACCCAGTTCTTCATACCTTTAGGATTAATCCCAAATGGCTTACAAAGTTCTTCCACCTTGTCATTAAAGTCGCCCATTGGCATCACCTCTGGGTCGGAACCAGTTAGACTTTCTGTTAGCTTGTAATAAATGAAGGTCTTATCTTCATCGGCATAAGCTTGTTTTAAGTTCTTAGCAAAATCCATGTGAGTAGCAGCAGCAACCAAGTCTGTATATTTGGCTTTCAACTTTGTATAACAGGTCTTTGCTAAGTCATAGAACATCTTAAGCTCCCTTTCAACATACTTTGGATATTCAAGTTGAGAATATGGCTTTGGTAGACTTTTAATATCCATTCTGTCAATGATAGCAAGTCTTCTTTCAAAAACACCATCTGTATCATTGATTGTAATCTGATTATTGGTTAAGAATAACCATCTACAATAAATTCTCATTGAAACA